CAGGAGTTCCGCTCTTCCAATGTAAGGCTTTCTTATTCTTCGGCTTAATGATGTGAGGTGCCGTACCGAATTCGACATACAATCCATAGTCAGCCATCTCAACAGTGATAGTATCACCTTCCACATTGTAGACAATACTGTTCTTCAACCGACCAGTATCAACAGGCACGACATCTACGAGAGCATTCATCAAATCATTACCGATGCCCTCTAGAGCCTTAGCCCAACCAACTTCAAATGTCTCGCTAGTCAAATCTTAAACCCCCATGCAACGTTATAGAAATGTGTATCGCCCAATAGTCTTGGCTCAGCTTCGTGAATACGATATGTGTATGAACCATAAGTTATCTTATCGTTCTTATTAATAGTCACGTCTGGCAACACCATTATAACCACGTCGGCTTCTCTGAAAAGGCCTACTTTGTCTTGCGACCAAGCATCCTCCTTACGATAGAGAGCACCGCTTATAGAAGAGTCGGTTCCGTCTGTTAAGACTTCCTCGCCTGTGATTGGGTTAGTAGTTTTCGTTGCTGGGGTCCTTGTGAGCGTCTTAGCAAAATTGTTTATCATGTTTGCGTATGTGTCCGCTCGAAAGTTTATACTCATTGTTTGACCTCCTGGTCACTATTAATAAACTGATACGTATTTAACTATCGTTTTCTCTAAGGCGTCACGTTCTTTGCTGAGCATGTCCCATGCGCCCCTGATGTTAATGTATGCTTGTCCCACAATTAAACTTCCTTCTGGAAGACTGTAAGTGCTTGGAATATTATGTGTTCCGCCTGCTTGTGCCATCAACGCTTTTAGTGCTGCATACACCATTGTTAGTCGTTGAGCCATGTAAGGTAGTTTCACGCCGTAGTAATAAGTGAAGCTGTTTAAAAGGCTAGAAGCCGATGTCCATGTAGTCACTTCAGAACTGCTGGAGAGCTTCAATTTACCAGATTCTTTGTACTGGTAAACTGACGAGGGGGTGAGGGTGGTGGAGTTACTGGACACCGACTCTAGCAAAAGGAGTGGATACTTGTTGAGCATTAGTTCAATTGTGTCGTCTCCGTCTCTTAACTCTTCGGAGATGAACGGGTCTTGTGCTGTGTAGTAAATTTCGTATGTTGAAGTGCTGTCAGGGTTAGTCGTCCAAACAGCGCTGACCATCAATGCGGTTGTGGTGTTGCTACTTATCTTTCTTATTTGACCACTTCCTAACCCGCCGGTAATCCATACGTAATGTTTCTTGTATGCGTTACCTGTCCAACTAGCCGCGCTATCAGTTAATGTACTTGCTGCACCTGATGTTGCTGTGCCTGAGTCTTCTTCTTTCCAATAGGTCATATTGGTGAGTCTATCAACCTCTGCTTCTGCTCCTTTGATGAAATAGCCTAGGTTCTTCTCTGCTATCTCACTGAGCGTTATGCCTGTTGTCGCGTATGCTTCATCGGTTGTACAATACATTTTCAGGTTCCCTCTACAAAAATGACTACTTGTGCTGACTTACTAGCTCCCATGTTTGCTCCGACAATGTTTACTTTGCCTACTACACAATATGGGCTATCTGTCTTTGTTCCTGTCGTGGTAATCCAAGGGAAGAATACTGAGTTGCCAGTCGCTAAGACTGCTGTGTCAGTATAGATTGCTGTTCCGAATGCGTCAGTCACTGCTATATCATAGCTAGCACTTGGCGCAGCAGTTGATGATGGAACATTGACTAGCTGTATTACTCTACCACTAACACTAACGCTACCGGTTGCGTTGCCACTACTATCACTAGTAAGGCTTACTACGTGTGATTGAATAGTCATTTTATTTCTTCCCTCTTCGTAATGGTTTGAGAGCGACTTTGACATCTTCGATATCAACTTTGCCATCTTTGTTTAAGTCGAAACGACTTGTTTTCTTTTCTTCAACTTTCTTTGGTACAGTCTTCTCGACCATCTCAACATACAGTTGACCTTTCTCATTCTTCTTGATAACCCCTTCTGGGTCTTTGTGTCCTGGCATGATTGTAACCTCCGTTGGTGTTGTGTTGTATTATGAAAGATAAAAAAATAAAAAAATAAGTTGGTTGCTTATGCGAATGCTCCAGGTGTTGCTCGACCTTGAATCTCGATAACCCTACATTTGTTAGCGTTAGCACTCTGAACCGTCACGGTGACGGTTCCAGTCGTTACAGAACAAGTAGCAATATCCGTTACTATGATGCTACCACTCGTAGTGTGTACCCAGCTCTTAATCGTTAATAGACCAGTTGGCGACATGCCATAGTCTGCTAAGTCAAAAGTGAAGGTGTTGTTTTCGTCAGCGGTGTTAGGAGTCATAAAATAAACTCTCTTAATACCGGCGTTTGGCATTACTTCCCAATTTTCTAATACGCTAATTGCTGTCATTATACAAACACCCCTAGGTCGGCTCGACCGGTTATTTGAATTACCCTAAAGTCGTTGTCTGTTCCTGCCGCTAATGTCACGGTTAGTACGCCTGCTGATACTGCGCAGGTGTTGAGCTCTGTCGTAACGACGCTTCCACTAGTCGTGTGTACCCAGCTTTCAACTGTTAGTAATCCTGTTGCTGAGATGCCATAATCCGTAAGAGTGATTTCTAACGTGTTACCTGCATCTGATGTGTTCGCGGTGGTTAAAAGAACTGTCTTTAAACCATTGTTCGGGGATTGCTCCCATGCTTTCAATAGTGTAGTTGCTGCCATTATACAAACACCCCTGCGTCGGCTCGTCCAATTACTTGGATTACCCTTGCGTCGTCGTTTGTTCCTGCTGCTACTGTTACCGTCAAGACACCAGATGATACTGCTGTGGTGTTTGCTTCTGTGGTTATAATGCTACCGTCTGCGGTTTGAACCCAGCTATCTACAGCTAACAAGCCAGTTGGATGTATGCCATAAGTTGCTAGTGTTATCGCAATAGAATTGGTTGCGTCGGTAGTATTAGGTAACAAGAACAGCATGGTCTTCAACCCAGCGTTAGGAAGTCCTTCCCAACTCTTTAATATACTTGTTGCTGTCATCTTTTTTTACCTCATTCCTTGTACACGATAAGCCCTGAAGCAAGTAAGTATGCTGCTCCTGTCATCGTGATTACGTTCGTTGCGAGAGTGCAAGCATCGACTGTTCCTGCACTATCATCTATAATTACTGCGCTTACTACCGCCGAAGCGTTAGTCACAGTAAAAGTGTCATTCTGAGCGGCCTTATTTGCTGAATCTATAAACCCAAGTTTATACCCAGCATTAGTCATTCCGCCTAGAGGTGCTAATTCAATAGCGACTACATTTACATTTGTCATGTTCATTACCTCTGATTATCTATATACTAGGAAGCCTGAGTGTGTTCCAGCATTTGCGTCTGTCATAACTATAACGTTAGTTGTGATAGTGCAAGCGTCTATTACTCCTGTTGCGTCGTCTGCTAAGACAGCCAGACCGACTTCTCTAGCGTTCATTACAGTCCATGTGTCGTCTGCTGCAACTTTCGCTTTCGAATCAACCCTTCCAAGTTTCCATCCCTCATTCGGGACACTCCCTGTTGGGCTTACTTCGATAGCAGTTACGTTTGTGTTTGCTAATACCATGATTGTCCTCCTTGTATAATCTTATAATAAAAAAGAAAAAAAGATTATTCGTTGCTTATGCGCTGATACCGGTGATTGAAGAGCAGAACGCGGTGTTCTTGATGATGAGTGCTTCGTACACTTTAAGTGCGAATTTCTCACTATCGTTGGTTCTGGCAAGCTCAAAGTATGTTAAGTCTTGCAAGACTCTCATTTCCACGACGCTCATGTCTAGGAAGTAGATTGCCTTCTCAGCTGTGGTGTTGCTCAAGTACATGCTAGGTACGATAGGAATACTACCAACCATGCTGTGGAATACGATTGTGGTGAATCCCCAGAATACTTGTGCTTCGGCTTTCATGTAACCGATTTTCTGCGTTAACAACTTGAGTATGTCGGTGTAGACACTTGAAGCGCAGATTCCTAAGTTAGGTCTTCCGCCATCATCGAATGCGTACTGGACTGCTGTGTGCATGTCGTCAAGTGAAAGAGCAGTGGTTCCTTTTGCTACAGCGTTCGTAGTACTCATTAACTTCACGATACCTGAGTATTGCGTTGCGTCAGTACTAGCGTCACCATTGACAATTAGGCTTTCTTGCTTCTCTCTGATTTCTCTAGTCTTAACTAAGACTTCTTGCTGCTTTGCGTTTGGTGCTCCTGCGTCCGCGAAAGGACCGGTTGCGCCTGCGCCAGGCTGCATTCCAGCTAATACGTAGCTAGGTTGTGCTGCGATTGATGGACCAGTTACTCGGCCGACAGCATAAATGTACTTAATTGCTGTGCTCTTTCTATCGTACGTAGTCACAGTCTCTGAGAGAGCCGCGTCTTCGTTTGCAGTGATTGCTCCACCTTTTGCGGTGATTTCGTTGTAGTCAGCGTAAGTTCCTTGGTTGGTAACCCTAGGGATTAACTCAACAATAGGAGTGTACTTTCGTGTAGTATCAATGATACGTGGGTCAACATAAACTGGGACCATTGCGTATCCTGCTGTACCTGGGCCACCTGCGGTGACACCGTGTGCTTTGAGACCAACATCGAATGCTTTACCGACGTTCTCACGTAAATCAAGTGCTTTTACTCCAAAAACATTCTGATATACGGTTTTGTCTGGAAGGCTACCAAATGATTGCTGGTATGCGCTTGCAGGATTCATATTTACGGGTTGTGTGGACATTTTCTTTTACCTCATGTCTGTCTTTTTTCTACACATAATCGAGAGGCGATTTTGCCTTCACTTTTACTGTAGTTACTTTGTCTAGGCCAGTGTTTACAATTCCTTTCATCATAGGCTTATTCATTTTTGCCTTTAGCTCAGCAACTACTTTCTTCTGCTCAGCTAATTCATCTTGTAAACTCTTAATCTGGTCAAGAGGGTTATTCTTTGGTGCTTCAGGTTCCGTTACAGGTTCTTCCTTTGGCTCCTCAGCTGGTTCTTCCTTTGGCTCTTCCTTAGGTTCTTCCTTTGGTTCTTCCTTCGGTTCCTCAACTACTACTACTTCTTCTTTGGGCTCATCAGCCACTTCTTCCTTTGGTTGTTCGTCTTCTGGCATATTACCATCCTCCTTGTCCTTCAACAGTATAGTGTTCATACTTTTGTAGAAACTCTCTGTCATCCTGGCACCCTTGTTAACTGGGTTGCCTGTGATTGCGACATTTAATAGTTCGAGATTCTTCAGTAATGTAACCTGGGCTCCATTTATGAATTCTTTAGCTGAGTCCTTAACTTTGTAAGCTATGCTAAATGCATCAAGAAACCCGTCTCGGATACTTTTCCAGATGGTCTCGAACTTATCGTGGGATTTGTTGATAACTGCCTCAACCCATAAGCCTTTCTTATCCATGCCAGCGCTAACTATCTTCCCTACTGGGATGTCGTTTTCGCCGACAAAGGTTCCGTGCTCGATATCTAATTTGACGTTACCGGCTTTGATTTGACCAACCATGTCTGTCATGGCGTCTCTAGTGACTATTTCGTTGGCTCGGTCTAACTCGTCGGTAGATATGTATCCTTTGACGTGGTATTCTTTGCCTGCTTTTATGCCTAGTTCTGCGTATTCGAAACTGTTTGTTACGAATGAAAAGGAGCTTTTTGATTCCATTTTTGTCTTCCTCGTATTGTTTTTTAATTTTAATCTTTTTAAAAATATTTATTTATATCGCTGTGTATAATATCCAAGCACACACAGTACATGGTGATGATGATGTTGTGACTGATGTGGTCCTGAATGTTAGTCTATCATTATTAGATAGCGCTACTGGTGTGAATGTGTCATTAGTTGCACTTCTTGCTCCTGCTAAAGTGACATTACAAAGTGCTCCTTGTAATGCTCCACTGATATTGGCTTCTATAACTGCAGCGCCAGCAGCATTGTTGATAGTAGCAGACATAGCTACTATTGCTGCAGTGTGTGTAGCTGGTATATACACAGCTATACCTGCGTTTGATGGTGTGTTAGCTCCATTACCAAAAGCCCATTCGTAAGTTGTATTTCCTAGTGTGCTGTTTTCTTCAGCCCATATAGGCACCATGTAATTATTAGTTGCTGCTCCTGCTGCTCCAGTATCTCCTTTTGGTCCTTGGGTTCCACCCTGTCTTACACCGTCGATTATAATATCCATTTTAGTTCTTGTCCGTATGCTCATACCAAGTGACTTCTATCGATGCTGGTCCATTTGATGTAGCCGTGTCGGCTCCGACATATCTGAAGCAATATCTAGTGCCTGCTAGTAAGATGTACTCATCGGTTCCTCTTGAGCCACCAGCTGTTCCTCCTTTTCCAGCACCAACTGCTTCTATATGTAGTTGAGTTGTTGAGCTGGTATAAGTTGCGTTAACCACTGGAGTGGTTGCTGTTGAGACTTTTACTGAGTTCCTATTTCTATTGTGTGGGACATAAGCTGTTCCTCCACTTGTAACTGCTACTTCTTCAATACTGAAGAGCCCAGCGTTTGTTGCTCCAACCATGGCTTCACAATGAAACCATTTATCTCCTGCAGGTGTAGTGAACGCAATATTGATTTCTCCATCTTTCGCAAGATTAGCATCTGCTACGTGTATAGCAAAAGAACTTCCAGAGTGGACTTCGTGATGTGAATAATCAATATTCATTAAAACATTAGTGCTTGCATCAACGCCAACATCTAAATCATTAGCTACCAAACCAACATTACCAATAGTGTTGGTTCCTGATGCAATAACAGGGTCAGCAGTAAGAGCAACAGGACTGTTCTTGATATTAGCAGAAACATCAACTGTGCAAGCACCACTTGTCTGAGTGATAATTATAGTGAAAGACTGACCGTTAGTCTGTCCAAAATTAATAGAAGAAACAGCTACTGAAAGACTGGTGTTACCTACGCTCTCGTAAATCTTAGTACCATTGTCAGAAGATATAGTTATAGTTCGAGACTCAGCACTTGAGAACTCAAGACCAACGTTATCTAATATGTAATCATAAGAAGGAGTTACTACCTCTGAATAAGGTGCTGCGTTTATGTCGTAAGCCGTGTCGTTAATAACATTCTCAATCTTTAATTGTGATGTTGTAGGAAGGGGATTATCACTGTCCACTGGTAGCCCTGTGTCATAGTCCATTATTTTTATAGGTACTGGGTTGTCTTCCTTGACCATAGCGTTGTTGTTGAATTCGGTTAGTGTCATTCTTCATCCTCGAACAAGTGGTCCATACCAATAACCTTACCTTCAACGCCTGCTAATACTGCGTCATCCTCTTCATCATCCATCCTTTTGAATTCTTCTTCTAACATTATAGGTACCCCCGCTTGGCTATGTCTTTATTTTCAGCTAACATCTTAGCTGGCATAGTGTTGTCTTTCCTTGTGAATGAGCCGAAATGTTGGCTCAGTTTATCAACTGTAGATTTAATCATGTGTTCGTAATCAACTATCATCTCGTAGGGTGTGTATCGTCCTTCTTCGACGTATCTTTTAGCCGCCATTGTCATTGCTTGGTCTACTGGAACATCAACGAATATGAGTGTGGACTTGTAACCTTTAGCGTGTAGTTTATCAACAACCTTCGCTGACTTGTCGTGGTTCTTCATCGTCCCATCAATTATGAAGTTTGCTCCTTGTTTTGATGCTTCTGCTATGAATGTCTGATTAAGTGTAGTGCTCTCTTTGTGTACTATCTGTGAGCCTTTACCACCGTTGTACTCTGGTAGTCGCTCTTTAATCTGGTCTGCGGCTAACATTACATATCGTTCTCCAGCGTTGTCTTCTAATAATAACTTGTTGTCTCCTACTTGTTTGAAGTCGTTTTGTGTTGCGAATGTTTTACCAGCTCCTGGTAGTCCTGCCATGAATACAACTTTTGATTGACCGTCGTTAGGTGCGGCTTGTTTGATTGCATTCGCGTAATCTCCTGCTATCTCTTTGTGTACTTTTACACGTGCCGGATTCCATGTCATAGTCGCATGATTGTAGTTATTACCTAATGTATCTTTACCTGCTTGTACAAGCCTTGTTTGCTCCTTCATACTCTTGATGTCAGCGGGTTTAATGTATGAGTCCAACTCTTTAGCCAACTCGTGTTTATTCTGCTGTCTGGTGGGTGATTGAGGGCTGCTTGCTAACCTGCCGGTTTTTGGGTCTTTGTACCAATAACGGTAGTGTCCTGGGCCACCTGTTCGTTTAACATACTTTGCTTTCATCCCAACAGATAATTCTGTGATGGACTTCTCTTGAATGTAAACACACCTACTCCTACAATTAGGGTGAGCTGGTGGCATATCAAACTCTTGACCTTCATATTTGAATCGTTGGTCGATGCCGATTGTTTTACCATCAAGTGCTCTACATACAGGGCTTGTTCTATTGTCAAGGTGTGCGTCCCATCGTTTCCTTAACTTCAACCCGCTTTCACGAGCCGCATCTAAGTGTCCCATGTTTTCGGCTCTGTTCATTTCAGTTCTTGCTATCATCCTAGCTCTGTCTACTGATACGTCGAGGACTTTCTTTACACGGTCCTTCATAGCCTCAACTGACTCGAGGTTCAGTAGGCTTTGTGATAACTCCTTACGTAACTTGTTAGAAGCTTCATCCTTCAAATCTTTAATGTTCTCAAAGGTGAATCGTTCAAGCATGTCGTATCTCGCAGGGTTACCGGTAAAGTTCATATTAAATTGTATGCCTAAAGCATCTAATCCTTCCTCATAGCTTTCTCTAAGGTATTTGCTTATCAGTGGGCTAAGTACACCCACGTCTAAGATGCTGACGAACTTAATCGTCAAGTCTTCAATTATCCCTTTGAGTTCAGCGTCAATCATTGTATCTTGTCTAACTCACTACTCTTCAATTGGTCAATGCGTGATAGTATTTCTTTGCCACGAGTCTTCATAGCAGCAACTAAATCTTTTTCTAAGTCGTTCCAAGGCTTGTCTGCCTTCATACTCTTCTCTTCAACGTAAGCATCTTCGAATTCGGGTTCTTCTAATTGAACTCCTCCATCTATGACTTTAAGCTCCTCGTAGAAGAACACATCCATACCGTCTTGGAATCGCACCATGTAAACCTTTTCTTCGCCGTTGGTCTTAATGTATTCGACAATACCTGTCTTGCCAGCATGTGCTTTATGGTTACCGGTTACTTTGACACGTGTACCTTTCATGATACCTAAAGCCTTCATCGACTTATTACCAGGTCCTTCGTCTCCGTTGAAACCAGCATTCTGTGTCTTAATCTCTCGGTCTAACTCTTTCTCAGCATTCTCATCCTTCTGCTTAGTAAGTTCGACAACATCAATGTTCTCTTCCTCAGCCACCATTTCCGGAGTCTTAATACCCATACGAATCTGAGCTTCATATAATGTGTGTCGCTGGATGTCTTCTGTGAGGTCGTAATCATCCCACTTGAACTCTAATAGTTCGAATGCTTCTTCTCCCCACTCAGGAATAATCTCCTTATCGATATGGTACTTGATATTAAGAAGCATTGGCTTAACTGCTTTACGCTTGTTGACTTTGCTCTGGTTCTCAGCGACTGCTTTATTGCTGTCTTGTGTGAAGCCCATTTCTTCAGCTGTCACACCGAATGCGCCCCATACTAGCTTGGTGAACCATTCTTGTTGTTCGATTATCTGCATTACCTTAGGGTCTAATTGGAAAGGCGTGAATTTCACTTCTTGATTGACGATTGGGAACTTGAACCCAACCTTTCGCATGAAACCGGTTATTGTGTCTTTAACACGGAATTGTTTATCAAACCGGTTACGGAACGCTGTGATGCTATCTTGGTCGCCGTTTAATAAACTAATCACTCCTTCTGGCATGTTGTTATTCATATAGAAGTCTAGGTTGTAATTAGCACCGTATACTAATGTCGTGATTGTGTCAGCAAGTATTTGTATTGGGCTAAGGCCGTATACGTTATTGCTCTGAGGATTGGCTTTAACATAGACAATCTCTCTCCTTCCGAAAGGCACTGGTAAAGCCATCGCTGTAGTTCCATATTGGAAGTAAGCAGCAACTTCTTTGTATGCTAATCCGTATTGGTGAATGGTTGATTGCCAGTCAGGGCTTTCAGGTGTCATGGCATAGTTAATATTAACCGGCATTACGTAGTCAGTCCTGTTACCGATGTATCCGTATATGTCAGGGTTCAGTAAGAATGAACCACCGTCTCTTGCGAACATCTCAACGAATTGTCCGCCTTTGTTGAATATCTTAACTATGACTCCTGCGTCTACTTCACAAACATCTTTAACTACTGCTCGTAGTATGTATTGGAAGCTTTCCTTGTTGTTGTTAGGATTGTCTAAGAACTTCAGTATGTCGAGCCTTATCTTATCAGCTGCTGGTGTTGGCTCTGCTTCTTCCTTATACACAATATCATAGTGTGTACTAGCTGCTTCGTCAGCAATAGACTTGATGACGCTGTAGATGTAAGGGTTCTTCGCCAATTGTCTTAATAGTGGTATGTTCTCTTTCCTTGGGTATCCGAACGGAGGCTTGTAGAGGAAATCAGGGATATAGGCTTTCATGATACCGCTGGTATCATTTATCGCCACATCACCTGCACCTCTGTCGCTAAGTGGTTCGGCTTTCCTTCCTATGTCGTATCCAAAAAATTTCATTTGTTTACCTCAGTTACTTTGGTCTTTAATGTCTTGCTTTATCTCTAATAGTAATGCTTCGATGTTTGCTAGTTTTGCGTTGATTAATGCTATGTCAACGTCCCTGTCGCTATCGATTGCTTGTAGTGCTAGGATTGATTCTTGGTTTGAATAAAACCCGTTTGATACGTGGTTGATTCGGTCGTCGAATTCTTTGTGGTCTGCGTTCATGTCTGCTTTCCATGTTGCAAAATTGAAAGACATTACCAATAGGAAGATAATAACTGTGATTGCTACACCAACGCTGATTTTGAAGCTATGCTTCTCTATACTTGTTTGTTTCTTTGTGACCATAATCATTTCACCTTCTCTGCAGCTAATTTTTGAATTAGTAGCTCTTTGTCTTCTGCTTGATTTTTCCACCCTTTATCTATAATTGCATCCCTTAGAGCTTCTTGACCTTCTCTTGAAAAATGATGATGTAATACTTTCCCTTTTGATATCATAGATTGATTTAACTTTGTGCATCTGGCCCATAGTAAATCGTCTACACCTACATGATGGAAATCAGTATCAAATATTTCGCCACCTATCTGGTCTATCAAATCCCTTTTGATTAGGAAATGTTCGCAGATATAACCTTCAGCATTACGAACACCAGTATCAAAAGCAACGAGACCTTTTACCTTTGAATCATCGACTGCAATTTTTAAGCTATCAGGTAGGAACTCCATATCATTAGCAGCATACACTATAAGATTCGAAGTTGCTTGTCTTAAGCCTTTTGCGACTTTAACAGGCACTGTCTCATCACCTTCAATGATAATTCGTTGTATTTTGTATTGTGGGTAGTCTAATTTCTCAATTGAGTCAAGTAATCTTTTTAATCCTTCAGGTCTTCCTAATTGAGGAATAATTATTGATACAATCGGTAAATCAACTGTTTCTTTATCAACATAATAATGAATGTCACGTAGATAAGTTTTATTTCTTGGTTGATATCTTAGCGCTTCTAGTATGTGTTTTTTAGCACCTTCAATATCTCCTAGCCAACCTCTTGCCCAGTAAAGTAGTTCATGAGGTTGATAAGTATAATGTGCCATATTATTAGCATAAAAAGGGAACCAAGGTAATTCCATAGCAGCTACCGTATATGCAGCTACCATTTTAGGATTATTCATGTATTTGTAATATTCAGCAATCTTTATAAATGGTTCACGTCTTGAGTCTTCAATAAATAACGATTTGTTATAGCACTCGATTTGTTCTTTATGCATTCCCAACATCTTATAGCAATCACCCATAAATATCATACTTTGTGCTTTTTCTGTTGGCCATTTATTCATAGCGATATGTCTTTCAAATTCTTTGATTGCACTTTTAGGTCGATTGCACCACATCAATTCTCTAGCAAAATAATGGCTGTTTCTATCTTCGCCTTGATTTTGAAAACAATCAAGAGCTAAGCCAGCAAGATAATTACCTCTGTGTTCTGATGGAATTTGGAAGTGTTCTAGTTTAAATATTTCTTCACCAAAAAAGAATCTTTTGCCTGGGCCACTTAATACTTCATGCACCATATTTACCCATTTAATATTAGTTTGATTATACATCTTACTTTGAACGAATTTGATAGCCTCATTACCATATTCATCGTGAGCATAAACAAAGTTGTATTCGAATTGGTCCCAACCATCAGCAATGTGTTTGTTAATAGTATCGATGTCTAACATTGTAAATATTTCATCTGCATCAGCATAACTTACGATATCATTTGAAGCTAGACTTGTACAATAGTTTCTTGCTTCACTAAAGTCGAAGAATTTATTACCATCAACGACAACCGGTTCTTCACCTTCAACAATGAATAGATTATTTATTTCATCTGCTTTTTTAGCGTCAATAGTCTTGATAAATTTTGTGCCTACTTCTTCAGTCTTGCAACCAAAAGCTTTTGCAATTTCTACAGTTTTATCGTTACTACCAGTATCTACAACGACCGTTTCTCCTCCTCTCGCTTTAAAATCTTCTAAAGACTTTAATAGTTTAGGAAGAGTTTTCTCTTCGTTCTTGGTTATTACGCAAACTGTAAATTTCGGTTTCATGTACCGTTCACCTTTGAAATGCTTGCTATTGCGATGCCGTTGATTTTTGCGATGCTAGCGTTTGCTACGCCTAAGAAGTTGTTAGCCCAGCCAGCAGCTGGTAGGAAAGGATACTGTATTCCTGTTCCACCATTGTATAGTTCATCTATGTCGGCTTGTTCTAAAGCTCTGTTCCAAATGCCTATTTCATCGATACCACCATCCCACCAACGAGTTGCGTTACCATCGGCACCACCTATTGTTAAGTCTTTGGTGCTTCCAAAGGTTCCTGGAGAAGGTTCAGGCGAAGCACATCTGACTCCATCAAGATATAAGTAAGCGTTAGTGTTACTCTGGTCTATAACAAGAACTACATGATGCCAATTAGTATCAACGATTGGTGATTCATCCATACCGAAACTCATGTTTGCATTATCACCGTAAGCTTGAACTACGCCTGTAGATTTAGGTACACGAACCATCCACTCACCCGCGCCTGTGTCGCCTTTACCAAAGATAGAACACCAGTCAGGAGTAATAGTAGCGTCTAACTTAACCCAAGCACTGATTGTGAAGTCGTGGCTATCAGGTCGTAAATCAGCGTGGTCGGGGACAGTGATAACATCGCCATTACCGTCATAATCAAAAGCGCCATTTATCTTACCACTACCATTATATACAGCATTAGCAACCGTTCCGTCATGTGAATTTACTGAGTCAATTTGTGTAGCACTATCAACATCGAACTTCCAATAAGCGACACAACCTATTGATAAAGCTATACGATTAGCTGACATCATAGACAATAGTTTACCATCAGCCATATACTCTAATTCTCTGTTCCAAATATCAGTAACAGGAAGTAGCTTACCATCAGCCATATAGTTTAATGCTTCGTTGAGGTCTGCCATTAGGTTACCTCTATTGAGTCAACTGTGAAGTCTGAACTAGCATTTTGACAAACAATCCTTACGAGATACAACCCATCTCTCGTTGGAGTGATTGTCGCTGATTGTTGGTGTCTTGAAGTGTCGTTATCATCGAATAGAACGCTGTCTTCTAACAACCCATTAGAACCATAAACATCCATTCTTGGCTCACGAGTCCAACCAGTCGTTGAAGCCTTCGTACCATATAATGTTATTGCTGTATCAGTTGATTTCACATACACAGGTATAGTCATTTTGAACCATGTGCTACTATTCGTTGAATTAATAATCCAAGCCTTTGGAGAAGCAGCATTCTGAAATTGTGCGTCACCATAACCACTATAAAATCTATGGTCATTTATTGTCTGGTTATAGTGTTCAAAACCCACTGGATAATCACCAGTAGCTACACGTTGGTTAAAAGTTACATCAGCTACGACTAACTTACAATATGAGAAGAGCGCCTGTCCTCCTCTACCTATTTCAACAGAGTTTGCGTTGTTAGCTTGTGACCCACCAGGCCCTATGCTGAACTCGCAACTACGAAATATTACATTAGCTACGCCAGCTGATATAAACACTCCTGATGCAGTCGTTGTAGCGTATACCTCACAACTATTAAACGCTAGTCCACCACCGTCACCGCTATTAAGGTATATAGGTCTGACACAGTTGCTAAACACACAATTATTAAATGATGTAGCGTAACCACTGACTCCATCTGATTGATACACTGAACCGTTGGACTTTGTATAATTCATCCAGACACAATCCTTAAACGTTACTCCACCACAACCATTAAAAGAACGATATATAAAATATGAGCCGTAACCAACGCATTCAGTAGCTGTTATTCCTACATCGCTAGCCGTACCAGGTCTTATTAACATACCACTTGCTTGTTCGTTCTGGCTTACCCCTTCGACGACAATATTTTGTGAACTTGAACCATCAACCGCCATAAAAGCTGTGTAGTCGCTAGTTTTGACACAATCGCCTCTTATCTCGACATTCTTGACAATCGCAGGAACGTTATCGCTGAATTTTGTTACACATTGACTTCCACCCCATCGGTGAGTTGCGTCAACTGATGAGAAGACAACGTTACGTGTTAGGTTTACTACACGAGCACCGTCTGCGTGGGCGTTAGCAAAACCTGTTGAATAGCTAATTGTTAAACCTGCAACACCAGTTACTGTCACCTTCTCTGTATTTGCAGCATCAGTATAAGTGTCAGTATTCTCAACTGCTATCTCATCACCTACTAGCCAACCAGTAGCAGCTGCAACAGTGATGTCTGTATCGGTAGCTGTTATTGCAGCTGTTAGCGTTGTATGATTAGTCTTAGCTGCACCAACAATCTCTATGTCAGCACTACCCCAGCCTTGAAAGTAAGGCCCACCATCTGTTCCATCAGCAATTATTTCTGCAGTGAAAGCAGCTCCAATAGGTGTTGCTTCAGTCCCTATTTCTAGCTTACCAGCTACTCCTGGTATTCTCCAATAACTTGATATACGAAGCGAAGTATCCTTAGTGGTATCCCAAGTTAGTGTACCACCTGCTCTTATATCAATAATAGCGTAAGTCTTTAAGGCATCATCCTCATCGAATGTTACGGTATCATCTATCCATACGGTGTCACCATCTGCAGGTACTGAACCTCCTACCCATGTTGCTCCTGCTGTCCAATTACCATCTGTGGTTGATGCGACTGTTGCCATTATAGTTCACTTCCTTCTTCGCCTATGAATGGTTCAACCATCGCTAGCCAGGCAGCTGTTCGTTCCATGCTGAGTTGTTCGTTCTTGATTCTTATCCTAATCAGGCCCTTTAGTTCATTCTTGGTCTTGTTGTGTATCTCATAGACAGAGAAGTACACTATATGAATACTCTCAGGTGAACCATCATGTGACACACCAACTCTCAACTTCATGATGTAGTCGGAGTATTTCTCGACTTCTCGTATTGTAAATAGTCTAACCATCTTATACCAACTCCACGTAACTGTTGTCTGGGTCAAACCATAAGTTATCTCCATCGACTGCGTGCCCTATGATTCTTACTATACCAGCACTAGTCGTTGGAGCAGTAGCTGTTGGATTACCAGGCGTCTCACTAATGTATAATATGTCGCCTGCTGTCCAAGCCCATGTGTCATCTCTTATGAATCCTTTTAATAGGAATATATGAGCAGCGTCCGGACTTGCTACGGTGCCTGTTGCCATTGCTATCATTGTGTCAGCTGTTGCGGCCGCGCTTGCGTCTGCTTGCCACATCTTTCCGTCGGCTGCTTTTAAGTAACATATATCTCCTATGACCATTTGTTCTCCTGCTGTGAATGATGCGGATATTCCTTCGTATGTTTCGTCAGTGTCTGGTGTTGGGTCCCATACTAAGTCTGTGGTTGAGCCAGTATATCCTGTATATCCGGTGTAGCCTGTTGGGCCGGTGACTGTACTTGCAGCACCTGTATATCCGGTGTAGCCTGTTGGGCCGGTGACTGTACTTGCAGCACCTGTATAACCTGTATATCCAGTCGGACCAGTTACTGTACTTGCAGCACCTGTATAACCTGTATATCCAGTCGGACCAGTTACTGTACTTGCAGCACCTGTATAACCTGTATATCCAGTCGGACCAGTTACAGTACTTGCAGCTCCAGCTGAACCTGTGTAACCAGTATATCCAGTAGGACCTGTGACTGTGCTAGCAGCTCCAGCTGAACCTGTGTAACCAGTCGGACCAGTAACTGTGCTAGCAGCTCCAGCTGTACCTGTGTAACCTGTATAGCCTGTGTAACCAGTAGGACCTGTGACTGTGCTAGCAGCTCCAGCTGACCCAGTATATCCAGTCGGACCAGTAACTGTGCTAGCAGCTCCAGCTGAACCTGTGTAACCAGTATATCCAGTAGGACCTGTGACTGTGCTAGCAGCTCCAGCTGACCCAGTATATCCAGTCGGACCAGTAACTGTGCTAGCAGCTCCAGCTGTACCTGTGTAACCAGTATAGCCTGTGTAACCAGTAGGACCTGTGACTGTGCTAGCAGCACCTGTATAACCTGTATATCCAGTCGGACCAGTTACAGTACTTGCAGCTCCAGCTGAACCAGTATAACCTGTATATCCAGTCGGACCAGTTACTGTACTTGCAGCTCCAGCTGACCCAGTATATCCAGTATATCCTGTGTAACCCGTGTAACCAGTTGTTCCTATTGATACCCATAAGTCCCATTCAGCATCAACACCTGGTGTTTTATTAAGACTCGATGAATTTGCAACATATGATGAACCATTATATCCTACAGCATCGAATTCGTCATAATTAGTTCCACTATCCCATGCACCTAGCCAAGTAATTCCTGAACCTGCAGCACCTGTGTAACCTGTATAGCCTGTATATCCAGTTGGGCCTGTGACTGTACTTGCAGCTCCTGTTGTTCCTGTAGCACCAGTATAGCCGGTATATCCAGTTGGACCTGTGACAGTACTAGCAGCTCCAGTATAGCCTGTGTATCCAGTTGCACCTTGAGCGCCTGTGTAACCGGTATATCCTGTAGGGCCTGTGACTGTACTTGCAGCACCAGCTGACCCGGTA